AAATACAACAATTGGTCCGAAGTGTTCGACTGTAATTTTCAGACCTATGGCTTAAATACAGTTCGAATCCCCACCGCTCGAAACCCGCATGAAAGCTGGGCTCCCGCAAAAGCTCCTGACTTTTTCGAGAAAGTACGGCAAGGAGGGAGTTTCGAAATCTGCGTAAGCTGTTGTTCTTGTTGAGTTTTTCGAACTCGCTCAGTCAGGAGGTGCTGAGCAGAACAGCGTCTCAATCTGCATCGTGACCCTGTGTGCGGGCACTTTTTCCAATCGCCGGTCAGGAGCTGATGGACGAAAGTCCAATCAGATCAACAGCTTGCCGATGGCGATTGAAGAGTTGAAACTTTGAAGAAAGTTTGCATGGCGGTGCAAAGAAGATTCGAAATCTCGTAAGCGATCCATAAACTGGGGCCTTGTCAGGGAGCGGTATGGGTGATGAGGTCCTGGGGTGTGATGTTCCAGGGAAGCAGCTGCTCGTAGGCATCGGCGGTTTTTGCAAGCGGCAGCCGCTTGAGCACATAGGCTAACCAGCCGTAGGGTTCCACGCCACAGGCCTTGGCGGTCTCAACGAGCGAGTAAAGCACCGCACTGGCCTTGGCACCATGAGGCGTATCGGCAAACAGCCATGCCTTTCTGCCGATCACAAAAGGGCGGATCGCATTTTCCACCGGGTTGTTATCGATCGGCAGATCGCCGCGCTCGATGTAGCGTACAAGCCGAGGCCAGTGCTTGTCCATGTAGGCGATGGCCTGACCCAGCTTTAGGCTCGGCACGACGATCGGCAGGTGGGTGTCGAGCCACTGCCTGATGGCTTGCAGCAGCGGCTTGCTTTCGGTTTGCCGTGCATGCAGGCGCGCCTGCTCAGGGGCGCTCTTGTAGGCCTTCTCAACGCGATAGAGCTTAGCGATGAGGTTCAGCATCTCATCGGCTTTGCTCGCTTTGCCAGGGGCGACTTGTTTGGCCTCCACAAAACCCCTGCGTGCATGCGCCCAGCACGCAAGATGGGTGATGTGCTTGTCGCTACCCACAGCGTTATAGCCCGGGTAGCCATCGGTCATCAGATAGCCTTTGTAGCCAGCCAGCAAGCGCTCGGGTACCTCAGCAGACCGGCTGGCTTCATAGTCATAGAGCACCACCCTTTTGCCAGGCGGCCCACCGATATGCACCCACATATAACTGAGCGCACTGGCCGCTCGATGGGGCTCTTTGAGCACCTGCATGCGGGTCTCATCCATGTGAATGACCGGGCACTCCAGCAAATGGTCCCGAGCCAGATTGACCAAGGGCTGCAAGGCTTGCGACACCTCGATGATCCAGCGCGCCTGCGTCTGACGCGGCAAGCTCACCCCCGAGCGGGCCATCACCTGCTCAAAGCGAGCCAGTGGCAGCCCATCGACATACTTGACCGTAATCAACATGGCCAAAAGGCCTGCCGAGGCGTTGCTCTTAGGCAGTACCTGCAAGGGCCTGGGTGCCAGCGCAGGCAGGTGTGCCTTGTCCGGACAGCCATAGCGGATGCGGATGTGCCGCAAGACGCGCACCTGCATCGGAACGATATCGAGTTGCTCGCTCACCTCTTGGCCGATGGCCACCATCGGTGTGCCGCAAGCGCACCGGCGTTGGTCTTCGGGCAACTCATGCATCACATCCACCCGGGGTAACTCGGCCGGTAGCGGTTTTCGCTTCCCGCGTGCTTGTGGGCCCTGAGCCTTGGGTGTGGACCTCTGCGAGACCGGGGGCACCACCACCTGATCGTCGGCTGCCGTAGACCCCTGGGCGAGCACCTCGGCTTCGTTAAACAACCCAAGCTGCCCGACACCGGTCTCGGTGCGCCGGCCAAACATCCGGTGGCGTTGCAGCCGAATCGCTTCATACAGGGCAAGCAACTGCTCTTGAACCGCCGCTTTCACGCGTGCATCGAAGCTCGCTTGTAGCTTGGCGTTGACCTCGGCGGTGACGCGTTCACTGACTTCAGCCGTGACGCTAGCGGTCACTTCGGCGCGCACCCGCTCTTGGATCTGCCGCTCAACCGAGTGGCTCACCCCGGGGGTGATGGCCAGCGTCACGGCCTCAATAATCCGTTGCAGCGCTTGATCAGGGATCGTGATACCGAGCCCAGAAAGGGCCTCGGGAAGGGTATCGGTGGCGGGGCTTGCCGCATGCGAAAACATGCCTCATCATAACACAAAATATCACGCAACGCATTGATATTTCAACACTTTATGCGGTTTCAGCGACCACACATCATAGCCCTCCAACAACCACCCCAACTGCCTCGCCGTGATGCTCAGCACCGCCTCACCGCCCCCCTTATGAGGCCAGGCAAAGCGCTCGGCCTCCAGCCGCTTGTACCAAAGACAAAAACCATTGCGATCCCAGTACAGGACCTTCAACCGATTCCGTTCCCGGTTCACAAACACAAACAGCGAGGGCGCAAACGGATTGAGCCCCAGGCACCCCTCCACCATCGCACTCAGACCCGCTATCGACTTGCGAAAATCAACCGGCGCTCGGCAAACGTAGACCGTATCAATCCGATACCCCCGGTGCATCAGTCAACCCCGCGCGCAGCCTGCGCCAGTGACACCACCCATGACACCGGCGGCAACTCACCCAACTCCAACCGTAGCGCGCCACACCGCACCACGCATCCTCTGGCGACCTCGACTGGCGCCATCGCCACCATGGACGATTCCGTCTTCACTTGCAGCGCGACAAAAGGGCTATCGTCCACCCAGCCTTGAGCCCCTACCCACTGGCCCGACGCTTGTTGCATCTTGAACTTCTTGCGCCACTCATAAAGCTTTTGCACATTCAACCCATGCAGCTTGCCATAGGCCTTTGTCGTCGTCCCCGACGCATCGATCGCCTTTAAGTGTCCCAGCCAGTACTGATCCTGATCCAGCATCACCCTTACCCCCCTCTTCACTTAGCAAGGGCAAGCATCCCATCCCTAATCGCTCCTGAGAACCAGGTACTTTATGGATCGCTTACGAAATCTCGGTACGCTCTACTTTACCGCCCGATTCACCCCCCTCATTACCGCTTCAATCTGCTGATCGATGTCCTTCACTCGATCCTGCCACCCCGGGTCCGCTCGCAGCTGCTCTTCCCGTCTTAAACGCCTGAGCTTACTTACCGCAGCTTCAGCCTGGTTACCAAGTCCGATCTGATCGACCAGCGGTTCTTGTTTTCGGTAGGCATCTGCATCTTCACCTACTTTCATGCGGCCTTTGTATTCGTTCTCGATCTTGTTCAAGCGCTTGATGTTGTTATAGAAAAGTTCAGACTCACCAGAGATCCCCTTCGTGCTGCCATAAAGCCGCCCAAGTAATGGCACCTTATGTGCGGGTAGTTCATCGCCCGTGAACGGTGCTGTAAGCGTCTGAGCTAATTTTCCAATCTCCCGCCCCACCCCACCTGTGAGTTGCCCAATCACATAGTCAATCTGATCAGGGGTTGGACTCCACGCACCAGGCTGATAGGCTGTTCCCCCAGAGATCGTGTTGATTGCTTGGGCTATGCCTTTGGACCACGGCGTCGCAGCGTCCTTCACAAGTGCCATGCCAGGCTGAGGATTCAGTGGATTATGGTTTTCTCTATAAATCGGGCGACCCGTCCAGTCTTGGTTTTGCGCCAAGGCCACGGCAGGATCGGCAATCGTGGGCGTGACAAGCTGCGAAACGCTTTGTGAGCCCCCAAGCGGATTAAAGGCATCAAGCAGCACTTGAAGCAGTTTGCCAAGTTGGCTTGCGGGTGAGTGATCGCGCCCGCCTGCCATCATTTCTACCGAGAGTCTTCCGATATTGGGTAAGAAGTGAAAGCCTAAGGGCAAGGGAAGCGATAAGTACTCGGTTCTAGAGATAGGAATGATGAGATTTTTTTCTTTCACAAACTCTGGAATCTTCTCCCAAGCATCATCACCATCATCACCTCCACCCATTAACGCCATAGCGAGCATAGTGTTTACCGCGCCCAACATCACGCCACCTAACATGATCTTTCTGCCGAGCGGGCCTGTAAGCGTTTGCGCCAAACGCGCTGTGCCTTGGATTGACGCATTAAAGAAGGCATAAAGTGCACCGATCTCGCGCGACTGTCGCCCCTTGCGATTAAAGTTAACCGTGAGGTTCTTGGCAAGGCTTGCTGCACGCTCTTGACTCAGCCCGCTGCCAAGTGCCACATCAAAGGCAGCAAGGCGCACCGCATTTTCCATCGCCTCGTTATAGTCAGAAAGCCAATCAAGAAGAGCGTGTGCCGCATGGCTCACTTGCCCACGCTCAAAGCTTTGAAGCGTTCTAGCAAGCGCTGCACTGCGCTCAGTGGCATCTGCAAAAAGATCTCGATAGCCTGTGGTGCCGCCTGCAGCTTGCATCTGCAGCCAACGCGCCTGCCAATGGCTTTGCTCGCCGTCTGATGCGCCACGCTGAGCGCGATAGATGGCTTTCAGAGCGGGCCACACACCTGAAGCCACCTCGCGTTCTTTGCCTGCAATCGCGGTGGTGCTCAAGTTTAAGAGCCCCGATTGCAAATCGCGCGCAAAGTTAATGATCCCAAAGATTGGGTTGTATTGGGTGTTGATCGATGCAAACCAGCGTGTGCCTTTGGCGATCAACGAAATCGCTGCATGCAGATCCCCGATATCGAGGTTTTTAATTGATTGAGCGAGCCTAAGCGCTTGAGCGTTGCGCTCATTAAAGGTAATCGCTGCATCTTTGCCCCCTACCCTAAGCATCACGACATAAGGCAGATTCTTGTAGTTTGGATCCACCATCGTGCGTGCGGTGCCTGTCACCGGATCAAGCACCCGCACGGTGGGTGGCTTGTCCACGGCCCAAAGTTCCGAATCAGGGTTTTGTGCAGCCATGAGATAGAGCTTGCGCGTGACGCGATCTTTTTCACCACGGGTAACCGCAGCTTCTCGCTGCTGGGCAATATGACCCAAGATGTTGGTCACACGCTCAAGACTTCCCACGCGCTGCCTTGCTGCAGCACCCCGCACACTAAAGCCTAAACCGACAGGATGCGCCGTGGTTGTGGGATGGGCTTCATCGCGATGAAGTGGTACATAGTGTTGATAAGCCTTGCGCCAGGCTGCAAGGGTTTCGGCGTCCATAAGCCCATAGGCTTCAAGCAGCGTGAGTGTTTTCTCATTGATGGCATCAACTTGCGCTGCCGCAGCCTCAAAGCTTTCTCGCTTTGCCGGATCCACAGCGGCCATAACCGCAGCTGCCGCTTCATCACTCATGCCTGATAACGACAAGCGCTCGGTCTCGGTGCCTTGAAAGGCTTGCACGGTTGACCATGCACGCTGACGCTCGCGCGCTGCATCAAGTGCTTCAGAGATGGCCTTGGTAGCGGCACCTTGTGCTTGAGCCGATTGGAGTGCTTGCTCAAGCCTTGCCACTTCTGCTGCCGATTCATTGCGCTGAGCCTCAAGCTCAGCTTCGGAAGGGTTGCGCTTGGCCATCGCGGCATTGGCTTCGGGTGCATGGCGCGCATGCAAGTAGCGCTCAAAGTCTGCAAGGGCAATCCCAGCGTCATGCAACGCTTTTAAGAGCGGTGTAAGTTCATGCGATAAGAATCGCTCCACCCGAAAAGCAAGCCGCTTGTGATAGAGCTCCTCACCCAAGTAAGCATCATTGAGATCGGTAATGACACCACCCATTGAGCGGATGTGATCGCGGATACGTTTTAGATCAATGTACTTGTCTTGAAAGTTATAAAGAACGTGATCGAACGCTTGCGGCGTTAAGAGGCTCGCTACGCGGTCTTTAAGCTGTGTCCACGCGTTACGGTTCGGATCGTTGGGGTTAGTTGTGTTGGGACCGGATGGGTTGGAGCTTGCTGTGTTGGGGCTCGCTGTGTTGGGGCTCGGTGTATTGCTGTTGTCATTTGCATCATTCGATTCAGAGCGATCCAGATCACTGAGCGATCCATCGCCCATGTCATAAAGCATCCGCGATGACACAAAATACTCCCCTTCCCCGCTTGTTTGTTTCGGATCGAGCAGCCGCTTTAAAGCTCGCAGCAGCGCCGCCTCGGATTCAAGCCCAAGGAGATCTTTCGCTTTTTCAATCAGTTCTGAAAACCAGACTGCGATCTGCTTCCAAATGCTGTCTTTGGCATCAAAGCGCTTGGCAAGCAGTGCTGAAGCGTTGACCGCCCAGTACTCTGAAGGATTGACCAAGGCATAGTGATCTTCATAGTTAAGCGGACCATCCAAGATGGCTTGTCTTAACTGATTGGTCGCTTGGGTGTCGCCAGCCATGGCAAACGGAATCAGTGCGAGTGCCTCACGCTCTGCTGTGCTCGCAACCTCAAGTGCAGCGGTGTAGCGCGTGAGCCAAACGCTGCGAATCGCTTCTTGGAAAGCTGTGGGCATCATCCGCTCGGCATGATGCAAAAGCTCGTGGACTGCGGTTTCTCTTGCATCTGCGCCTTTAAATAAGCGCATGAGTTGCATGGCAGGGTTGTATTGACCGGCTGTACCGTCCGCTTTGGGCTTTTGAATGCTGATGGCAAGTTGGCTTGCAAGTGCTGGGTTTTGATCAAGCGCCCACAGTGCAAAGGCCACCGTTTCAGGTTCAAGATCACCTTGGCGTTGCGCGCGAATGAGTCGCTCGCGAATCTGACCTTCACCGCGCTGTCTTGGGCGCGCTAAACGTTTATCCGATTTAGCTTGCACCACGCCTTGAAGTGCATCGGAAAGCTTTCTGATCTCACGCTCAAAACCCGCTGCATCAAGGGATCCATCATCAAGCTTGGCAATCAACCCATCTAAGCGCCTGGCTGCTTGCACGCGTGGGATCGCTGGCGGATCACTTCCATCGCCATAGCCCTCAAAGGCATAGCGCATGCGTTCCTTGCGCTTTGCCTGGGCTAAATCATTCACCTGCTGACTTACCCGCGGCATCGTGCCAAGTTCTGCAGCACTTTGCCCTGATGCGAGATCAATCACATCAAGCAACTGAATATCGAGTTTGCCAAGTGCTGAGGCTAGGTTGCCGATAGCATCTTGATCCATCGCTGAGTTTGGATTGGCAAGCAAGGCCGCTTGAGCACCGGCTTGGGTTGCAGCGTTTATCAGCGCATCAAAGCGTGCATCGATTCGGAGAGCTTTTGCGTCTTTTGGGTTGATCGGTACAAAGGCTGTCACGCGGTATTGCGCATCGGCAAAGACAATCCCTGGCACACCCTTAGGTGCAAAGGATCGAATGATGTCCTTGGCTGATTGCGGACCGGTAATCACGGGCATTAAGGCGTTTTGACGAAGAATCGTTCGCTCAGCCATTGGCACCTTGACCGAAGGCGCACGAGTGATGAGTTCGCCCTCAATCGTTTGGCCTTGATCATCGACTGCTTGAAAGCGCCCTCGCCCTTGCGCATCCACACCCAGTGCTGCAAGTCCTTGCCATTGCACAGACGATGGCTCAAAACTTTGACCCAGCGCCCGGCTTAGGTTGCGATCGGCTTGCGAAAGCATCGAGGTGCCGCTTGGATGGTTATGTACCCCCCAGGCTTTTGCAGCACCCTCAAGGCGAAGCGCTTCGGCAAGCACGGTGTTGGGGTACACCGCTGCCTGATTGATCGCTCCTTTAAAGCTACCAATCACGGCTAAAGGTTTGCCACTTGCATCCGTGATCAGTACATCGAAATGTTCCACAGCGTATTGGCTGAGTGCTGCCAATGCAGAAGCAGCATCGGTCCAGTTATTGACACGCGAAACCGGTAAGTCTCTTTCCCCCACGCGCACGAGTTGTGAGCTGTAGTGATAAATCCCAGGCAAGAAGGGATCAGGCCTAAGGCTTAGCCTTGGTTCAGGCGCAGATGCCCCGTCACTATCAGCCGCCCTAACCGAGCGAGAACGTTTACTTGCCTGGCGAACCTTCGTTTGCAAGGCCGGTGGAAGCTCTTGAAGACCATCAAGTGATTCAGGAAAAAGATCGGTGGGTAGTGATTGGTCAAAACTTCCAGCACGATCCAAAGGCCCGGGCTCGCGCAGTAAAGTGTTTTGCTCAAGTTCTTGAGCTAAATCGCTTTGCGAGCCTACATTGGGGTCACGTGTCGAGGAGAGGGAGGAGGGTTGCACCGCAGCCGCGGGGTCGTAGACGCGAGACGGACCCAAGATAGGGTCGGCTGCTAAGTTCGGTGTTACAGGATTTGCGACCGCACGGCTTGGGCTGTCTGTGTTGACGCCGGACAGCCCTTTTTCTTGGCTCGCTTGCCCATCGCTTGGAAGAGCGTCGTTGGAGAGCCCGTTGACCGAGCGCAAGTTATCAAGCGCACTGGGCGCATCACCGAAAAAGCCTGGCTCAGGTTTGGTTTGCAGTGCTTGCTCGACAAAGGCTTTAAGTTTTGCCGCTACTTTGTCTTTGGCAACAGGTCGGGTTAAAAATTCGCCTTGATAAAAAAGTTTGACAAGTGCTTGTACCGATTCGTTCGGCGGCTGCCCCGTTTGCAGATCGGGCTGGCGCAAAAGCTCATACAAGGATCGCCGCTCTTGACGTGCGCGCTTAATCAGCCCTACGGCATCCATTAAGTCGGTGGTGACATCTTGCTTAGAATCAATGGCACCAATCCGTGCGGAGTCGCGCATATTGGCCCAGTGACCTGCAACTTGCTTGAGCGCTTCACCGATGCCTTTAATCTCGGTATCCATCGAATCAAAAAGCTCAGCGACAAGATCACTATCATCAAAGGCAGCTTGGGCAAGTGCAGCTTGGATTCTTGTGCGCCCAGCAGGCGATAGATGGCCTTGCGCATTCATAAGCGTTGCAATATCTTGGCCTGAAGCCGCCAGTTTGCCGACAAAAGCGCGTACAAAGTCGCGGTTCTCGGCATTGGCGACATCACCGTCTTGATAGGCGGTTAGGACGCTTGAGTCCATCAGCTTGGCATCTTGCTTCGCTAACTCCACAGGCGACATCCCTAAGCCTTGTGCCTGACTTTTCTGGGCCATGTTGGCGGTGTTGCTTTGTTCGCTATACACACGAACAAGGATGGGGTTAGGCGTTAAGGCAATGGCTGCTGGGTCAATGCCGTGGTTGGCTGCATCGGTAACAAGTTCTGCTTGGTAGATCGATGCTTGACCTTGCGCATACGCACCTCGAAGGCCTGCAACGCGCCCGTTATTAAGTGCTTTAAGCGTGCCTGCTTGCTCGGAAGCAAAACCTGCATTGATGCTGCCATCAGCGTGGTGTGAAGCTTCGACTGAATCAGCTGAGACCACCGCATAGCGAAAAGGTACGCGCTGACCATCAGACATCACTGCGACATCGCTTTTACCAAAATGGCCCTCGGGTATCGCAGATGCATCATCGCCTTGAGCAAAGACCATCGGTGCACCCGAATCAGGCGTTCGACTCGGCCCAAGCCTAAAGTAATCGGGTGCTCGTGCAATCGATTGCATTTGCGCTACGGCCGCTAAACGTGATCGATCTCGGTTTTGCAGCGTTGGATCAACCGCTTGATCGCTTTGGTTAGCCGAATCAACGCCTGGCGCTGCAAGGTTGACATCCGGTAGAACGCTCTGTGATGCATTGCGATCCGTTGAGGACTGCGCGGATGCCTGCTGCGTGTCACTTGGTAGCGTTACATCTGACCCTACACGATCTGCCCTTCCCGTCAGATTCATCGAAGCAGCTTGTTCGATGGGCGCTTGCTGGCTACTTGGCCGATCACCGTTGGCACGCTTCATCGACCAAAGCGCTTGGGGCACGCTCTGTGAAAGTCCGGCCGCTGATTCAAGCACGGCGCCATACACATCGGGTTTACCTGTGGCTGCAAGCTCACCGAGATACTCACCCGTACCCTCGCCCACCGTCTCAAGCGCAACGCCGGTGCCCAGTTGTGCGGCCCGTGTTCCCAAGCCAGGCGCCGATCGTCCGGCTGCAGCACCTGCCCGATTCAAAGTCTTGGCAAGCTTGCCACCAAGCCCCAGTGTAGCTGCATCAACGCCAGTAATCACCGCACCTTTGATGGCACCTTCTCTGAGCGCATCGTTGCGCTCAGCCGGTGTAAAACCGTCTTGTGCCTTATCAATAGCCTTTGAGCCGGTCTCAAGTGCCGTATTGCCTAAGAACATCCCACCTAAAAAGCCAGCTGTGCCAAGCACCGGAACGGCAATCGGGGCAAAGGGGCCTGTGAGTGCACCAAGGGCAGCACCTCCCTTAGCACCCGCAACGCCCGTGCCTAGTGAAACCACGGTGTTGGGTAATTGACTGGCAACAAATTGTGCTGCGCCTGATTTGTTCTCAAGCATCGATGTACCGACATTTTGGATTGCAGACAGCACACTGGGATCTGAGTCAGCCGCCTTACGTTTGGCAATCTCATCCATCAACGCACGCTGAGCGCTTGGTTGCTGTGTCTGAGCATCGCGCTCAGCCGTTGCCGATTTTTCTACACCCGCCCTATCGTCAAGCACCGTATCAAGCGATGCTGAAAGCGATCGGCCCGTGCTCTTTGCACCTTGCCAGATCGCAGAGCCTAGATCGCTTACTTCATCGGTCAAGCTTCTTAGCTTAGGCGTGGCAGAGATCCCGACTTCGGCAAAGAGATCACGCCCGCCTTGTGCATCGCGGCGAGAAGGTGTGATTCCGGCTTCTTGAAAGAGGTCGCGGGGCATGGCGTCTGAGTAGAATGTGGACGTTCAGATATGCCATGCTTGAAAAGCCTCACACAATCCGATGCTAAAAGTACTCCCAAGAGAGCCAATTCCTGATTGGCTGATCCGATATTCTCCTGGCGACCCGATCGACTTTCAGGCGGTCTTTAATGAATCTGTTTACTACCCTGCTTGTTACTTTGATTTCGATGTGCTTAATCTATGCGTAGGGTTCAGTCATAGTTTTGTATACGTCGATAATTTTTCTCTTTATTCCCCAGCAGCAACGAAGGAGGATGTCTACGAATCAATACGCTCGCGCTTCTGGGGCTATCGACCGATCTTTCAGTGTGAGTTCTCGCAGTCTCAAATGGCTGGAAAATTTGATTACCGTGTTGAACCTCTACAGCGAGGCGATGGAGTTCGCGATGCAGGACTTCCGGCACAGCCATTCTTCGCAATTCTTTCAATCCTCGAGCCGATCGAGTTAAGTGAAGCTACTCGCAAAGCGCTACGCGTCAGATCGCCCGAGTCAACGAGAATCGATGTTAACGAAAGGTTTGCATTTTTGTATATTTGCGACGATGGTCTTGATGCCTTTCAAAACTACTATCTGTCTCACCGCGTTAGGCCAAAGGGGATCGCCATTATCGAACCCGGAGATGCATTCGGTGGAAACTGGACAAGCTATCGCAAGGAAACTGCAGTCTTTAGTCGTACTGTGCGCAGTAACCCAGCCGGCGTTCCAGAACTACTAGTCGTTGGAGGAAGGGATCGATGGGGCAGTGGGCAATATAGGCAAAAGTTGTGGTCAGATTACCCTTACAGAAACTATTATTTTAGAGACCGAGGAAAAGCTATCGGCACCTGGTCAAGAACGAAATGGAACAGCACCGATAAATACATCCTTAGCGAAGAATCCGATGCTACAACCCCAACCTTCTTCTCACCTCATCCTCGCTAAGCCCGTACTTCTTCGCCGTTGCTGCGATATCCTCTGCTGTAACGTTCTGCAACTTAGCACCTGGCGAAGTATTACTTTTAGATTGCTCTGGAAATAAGTACCGCATGGCGGCATCGGTCGCTTCTTGAGCACGTTGTGCATTACCCATATTCGCTGCAAGTGCCTTAGCAAAGATATCGGCCCGCACGCGCTCGGGTGATTCGGTCTTTAAGGTGGTTGCCATGCGCAGTCCTTCAGCCATGTCTTTGGCAAGCCCTGCCCGGATGTAAGCGGCTGCCAACCGCACTTCGGCAGGTTGATCTTTGCCTGCATCAGGTATCACGGGAATCACGCCACGCTTTACCGCATCAAGTTCTGCAGGCGTTGCGGTGGGGTTCTTTTCCAAATAATAAAGCGATGCAGCAGCTTGCTTGGCTTTCGCATCGGCTCTGTCTTCACTGTCAAACTGCAATCGCTTGGCTGCACGCTGATCGGCATTTCGATTCAAAACGAAGCTTTGCTCTTTGGCTTGCGCATCGTTTGCTGAGGTTACAAGCTGTCCGGTTTGGGTGTTGCTGCGCGTGATGAGATCAGCAAGCTCCTTATTCACGCTACTGACAAGCGCTATCGACTCGGCACCCAATCCAGCATCGGCCATGAGCTTAGCCGCTACAAGTTGCCTTGCCTGGGGTTCGGAAAGTTCAATCGTCTTGGCTGGGTTACCTTTAGCGTCCGTTGTTAAAAACTGATAGCCATTGGCCGTCTTGCCTGTAAAAAGTAGCGGTATCTGACTTTGGTTGGTGTTAAGCATCGAAGCTTGTGCCATGACCTGATCACTTGGAAGGCGGGCTGCTTCGTCTAAAAAGCCTTGCTGCTTTAAGCCTCGTGTCTCACCTTCAAGCGTTCGCAAGGCATTAAAGTCGCGATTAAGAATCGCTGCATCGATCAGTCGACGATTAAGTCCAAGCCTGTAATCGGCAGTGCTTGGATCGGTTGCCTTTTTTACCGTAAGCGCCGCTTCATGGTTTGCTGCCGATCCACCGTGTGATGGCGGTAGCGGCTGGCCTGAAAGTGCTGCCTGATCAGCGGCTTCAAAATCGGCATCCAATGCAGCATTGGTTGCTTGCCGATCAATGCCTTGGGTGTAGTCCCGAATGCCACCCATCACCGTTTGCAGATCGTTTTGTCTTTTAGCCTCAAGGCGCGCTTGATCGAGTTGTAATTGAAGGCCTTCGCGTTGCATCGCCCAGCGCTCTTCTTCACGCTTTTGTAAGGCGGCTCGTTCAGCGTGCGCAAGCGCTTGGGTGTAAGCACCCTGCCCCATGGCAAAACCGGATTGAAAGGCGCCTGCCATCGCTTATCGCTTAGGCGGCAGAAGACTGCCAAGCGCCCAGCTCGTCCCCACACCCGCTACGGCACCCAAGATGGTGTTTAAGGGATTGCTTGATGCAGCGATTTGATCTTGTGAGCTTTTAAACTGCGCCTGCGCATTAAACATGCCCGTAGCGTTTGCGCCCATGCGCGCTGCCACATCGGAAGCCATCCCAAAGCCTGCGTTCATGCCGCCTGCCCCAGCATTGGCGATATTGACCCCATTAGCGGCAAAGCCAGCACCGGCCCCTGTTGCAGCCATCCCCATGGCGGGATAACCCGCTAGCGCATTGCTTGCCCGATCCGTTAAGGCGTAGCCTTCTTGTCTTGCGCTGCGTCTTCCCATGTTTTTTGAACCGGCTAAAAGCGCTGCTGCACCCAGACTTGCCCGCGGATCGTTGGCTTGTTGGGTAAAGGGCGACACGCCTCGTCTTGCCTGCATGCGAGCGGTTTGGTCTTGCGCCTGACTGATGGCAGCTTGAGCGTCTGCGCCTGCCTCAGCTGCAAACTGATCCGTGCGCTGCTTGGCGTTAAACCCCGTTGCATCTGAAACCAGTTGATCTTGAGCGTTCGATAAAAGATTGCGCCTGGTGAGCATCCAGCTGCGATCGGCTTGTGAATCAGTGACCGCTTGCTTTGCTGTATCGAGTGCAAATTGGGTTTGCGCTTTTTGTAGCGGAAGCATCTCGTTGGCATTGGCCATGATTTGCGTGATCACATCGTCTTGGATACCCATAGAGCGCAACTGCGCTTCCACCAAGCGCGGATCAGGCGGTGGTGCAGATGAACTTTTTGAGCCCATACTTAGTAGCGCTCCTCGGTATCGACACGCCCCAAATAGCGACACTCCGCTTTCCACATCACATAAAGCAGCACATCGCCACCGTCAGCTGCAGCACCGAGTAAGCGCGCCTCTTCGCGAAACCCCAAATGCTCATTAAATCGCCTGGCATCGGTATTGGATGCATCCACGTAGCCCGAGATTCGATCGACACCGCAGATCAAAAAGGCGTAGGAGAAGACAGCGAGCAAGTAGTCACGCTGCAGCCACTTTCTTCCCTTTTCAGCTGCCACATGCATCCAAAGATTGTGGCGATTAATGCCTTCAAACATGACGCCTGCCACAAGCTTGCCATCGCGCGTTAGGCCAAGCGCAACGTTGTCATCCGTCACGCGCAGTCCGGGCAAGTGCTGACGCATGAACGCCGCAACGCGCTCGACTGAAAAATCAAAAGCATGGGTCATTCGCCGAGCCTGCCATGCTTGGGGGGTGCACCGAAGGCCAGCGAAGACCCTCGGTGCGGTGGAAAGTAAAGGCAGATTCCGTGCTTTCCGTCACGGCGCACGGAGTTGCAGAACGCATCACGGCCCCACTCAGTCCTGCAAAACCAGCGCACGCTCACATCTGCCAGGCTAGTGAACCGGCTCGAAAATGAAGTGGGGTGTCTACAACATCCGCACCGAGATGGACTCGGTACAAGAGCGATTACGGCGATTTGTGATCAATTAGATAACGCACCCTTTGAAAATGCCTGGGTATCGACTTCGGGCCAGATTAGCTGGTAGGGATCTTCTTGTAGCGTGATGTCTCGCAGCGCCTGGCGATAGGCCTGCCAAGCAGTAAAGCGCGCTTCACCTAAACGTGTTCGGGCAGAGAGCGTATCGGTCCAATCCGAAGCGCTTAACTTTTGGTTGCGCTCACGGCGTACGACGGACCAAGCAAGTACCTCGTCCTTCACCCAGCACTTTTGACCGTAGTCAAAGCGCATCATCGGGTGAGGCGCCTCGCCCATGGGTAGCACTTCACCGTCTTTCACATAAGCCTCAAAGGCAATCACCGGTTCATGCCAGGATAGTCGCGTTAAGCCCTCTGGGGTTTCTTGGGCATCACACAGCGATGCGCTTCCCACGACGCATTGTCGAATCTTCCCTTGCTCGTCATGAAAGATAACGCTCACGGTTTCGCCATCGCTCATCGCATCGCTCCCATCGCAAGCAAGATGATGTCGTAATAAGCGCCGTTGGCTCCGCCACCTGCAAAGGTGATGAGCGTATTGGCGGGTGGCGTAAAGTGCGCCACACAAACCAGTTGCTGACTGGTATTGGGGTTATAACCCGGAATGCGATAAAGCCAGGTGAAGACGCCGTTTAAAGAATAGCCAATCCCTGCATCAGTCGTTGGTAACGGTCCAACAATCCCTGCCGACCACTTCATGGCCATCCAAAGCATCACGGGTGATGACACGGGAAGTGTCATATCAAGGCTCACAAAAACCGCTTGGCTTGCCGATGCCATCACGGGGATGGTGACTGCATTGCCTTTAATGCGAAGCGTATCAACCGCTGCCTCAGCGATCTTGGCCGTTGTAATACTCGCTTGACCAATGCGTGCTGCATCGATTGTGCCCGAGGTGATCACCGCTGCACTTAAATTGGCGATCTTGGCATCAAGCGAGCCTGACGAGATTCGGTCAGCGCTAAGGGTGCCGGCTGTGATTTTTTCGGCACTTAAGCTTGCAATCTTGGCATTATCGATGGCTGCGTCGCTGATCTTTGCGCTCGTGATCGTACCGTTCTTAATAAACGCACCGTCCATATAAACGCCTGCAGGAACGGCTACGCCATTGACCGTCTGTGCGCTTGTGGTGACGGTAAAAGGAACAATCGGTGAAAGCGCTGGGCCACTCGGATTGGCAATCGAAAAGCGATCCGCGCGGACGATAAAGTCTGAAACCGTGGCACCGTTAATCGCTGTTGACGCTAAGCCAAAGCCTGCCACATACCCATTGGCATCGATCTTAACGGTGTACTGGCCTTTGAGTCCTGTAATGCTGCTTGCAGAAGACGCAAGCGATTGCTCAACGGTAACACCTGCACCGCCTGCGCTATTGAGCCTTGCTGTGACTGCTGTGTAGTCTTGAGCGGCTGCTGCAGCCGAATTCGCGGCATTGGTTGCTGACACAGAAGCTTGATTTTTGTAAGTCCCGGCGTTGGCCTCACTCGTTGAAGCTTGCGTTGCAGCGTTGCTTGCACTGATCGCCGATTGCCCTGCTTCAGAGGCTTTGGTACTTGCACTACTTGCCGAAGTTGCAGCAGCTGAGGCACTCACTTGCGCTGCATCGCGTGCGGATTGGGCAGCTACTTTGGCGCTTGTTGATGCACTGGATGCGGTCTCAGCACTTGTGGCATAGCTTGATGCGTTACTTGCACTGGTTGCAGCCGAGCTTGCCGAGTTGCCCGCGTTGGTCGCAGCTTGTGATGCAGTCGCAGCACTCGTTGCAGCTTCTGACGCCGAGCCTGCGGCACTGGTTGCTGAGCTTGATGCTTGGCTTGCACTGGTACTGGCGTCGCTCGCTTTGGTGCTTGCTTGGGTGGCATTTTGTTGAGCCGCAGATGCGCTTTGCGCTGCCTCAGTTGCTTTGGTTGTTGCAGTGTTTGAGGCACTCGTTGCAGCACTTGCCTTACCGCTTGCCTCATCGCGCGCCGATTCCGCAGAAAGCTTGGCTGCGTTGGAGGCGCTTGATGCCGTTTCTGCGGCTGTGGCGTAACTTGACGCTTGTGCCGCAGCGCTAGCCGCAGCGCTTGCCTTGCCTTGAGCAAGGTTTGATGACTCGCTTGCGAGTTGCGCTTTTTGAGAGGCCGTAGAAGCTGAACCTGCAGCACTGGTAGCAGACTCTGAGGCCTGGCTTGCAAAGCCTGAGGCATTTGCCTGTGCGGTTTGAGCCTGTGTTCTAAAGCCTTGCGCTTCGTCTTTAGCCGTCTGCGCCCCGCTTTGCGCTGCGATAGCGGCAAGCTTTGCACTGACTGCATCACTGGCTGCTTGAATCGCTGAAACGTTGGCAGAAGATGCACCCGCTGCAGCCAGTAAAGCCTCGGTTGCAGATTGGGCAGAGGCCGCAGCACTACTTGCTGATGAGACCGTTGAACCGAGCGCAGCTTGCACATCGCCAAGCTGCTTAACGAGCCCCGAAGTCGGATCATCAATCAGATCAATGCGTTGCCCTAAACTTTCAAACAATTCGGTTTCAGTGATCGAGCCTTGCAACACTTCAAGTAAGGCTTGAACATCCTCTCCCGTGCGTGCCTCAATCCCATGGGTGCCACCTGCAGGAAGCGATTGCACCCCATCGACACTTTCCCAGGTGATCCAAAGCCGCCAAGTGGTTGCGGGGTTCGAGGCCAAAGCAAAGATCTGCCCAGAAAATTGGGCAAGTTCAATGGCTTGTGCAAAGCTTGGTAAAAGCTCATCCGTGATAGTTCGCCCAAAGAGTCTTGTTCGCAGATGACCATGCCCTTGGGTGTAGGTTGCAGCATCGTGCTCAATGAGCACATGGCTGATTGCGCCTGTGGCCTTAAATCCCGTCGGAATCGGCGGAGAGCTTAAATCAGGCGTATCGGTTTGAGGTTGAAGTTCAATGGGAGGGATTGAAGCACCCGACCAAGTGAATCCCTTTTTGAGTCGCACAATCCCCGCATCGACCAGATCGCGGATGGTGATCCCACGATCAAGCGGATCGCCTTGGCGCCCAAGATAGGTCATGAGCGTTTCGCGCACGCGATGTGAAAAGTTGGGCGCCGTGGTGGAAGGCAAGTCGGTACGTGTCGTCATCGCTGCACTCAAACCTGCGCCAGTTCTTCCACGCTTGTAGCAAGTGCCACGGATTGCACGGGGTTTGTGCCTTCGATATCAACTTGCCATTGCTGCGCTAAAAAGCCTGCAGGCAAGCGCTGCGCTTCAGGTCCTGTGATTGAAACGGTATAGCGAAGGCTTGTGGCGGTGGGCGCAGACACGCAAGCACCCAAGCGCTGACTCAAACTTGTGACCGTGCTTGAGCTTAGATCCAAAGCATCGACCTTCACGGTCACGGGATAGGCGTCGGCGTGCACTTCAAGGCATGAAAAATTAATCGGTTGTGGGGCTCGAAACACTTTGGAGCGAAAGCGATAAGTCAGTGGCGTTGTGCTCCCATCAAAGCGCTGAATGTTTGCGCCTGAAAGCCCATAGAGTTGATCTTGAAGCGGATCCACATGAAGTGCTGTGAAGCCAGCATCAAAAAAATAAATCCCACTTGTAGAAGCTGGATCGATCAAAAAGCCACGGCGACCCGAGCCATCATCAAAACTTCCTAAATAGAGCCCCTCGTAGTAAGCCCCAATGATCGTGGCTGGCTTTAAGGCTTGCCAATCGGCTCTTGTCATGATGCCTGCAGTGATAAGCCTTGCACCGCCTTGGCCGATCCAGCAAAGGCCATCTTCTGAGGCCCAAGCCACCCCAGAACCCATGCTAACCACCGAGCGTGGCGCCACACATGCTTGCGGTAAATCCATCAACTGCTGATCCATCGCATCAGGGCTTGACCCAGATACGATCAGCGGTCTGCCGTTGGTTAGCACCACCAACTGTTGTCCAAAAACACCCAAGGCCACAGGCTTTGAATCAGGCGGTATGAGGTCATAGCTCTGCGGCCAGGCATAAGCGACATAAGGCTCACAAAAACGAATGCGATTCCCCGAAATGCCTGTAAGCATCCCATTCCAAAGTGCTGTGAGCTGAGATAAATCTTCGGGTGGCATCGCCCAAGAAACGGTGGGACAAACTTCGCCAAGATCGCGCAAATCATCGGTCGTACTTTGGGTGCCAAGCGCAATCTCACGCAAAAAGTAAAAGTCCGTTGCGCCACTTGAGCCCGTGGCCGTTCGGTAAATCCGAAGCCGGTTAATCGCATAGTTACCTGAAGGCGGAAGCGCAAAACCAGCAAGCGTTGCTTGCGCATCGCTTGGCCGATTGCTTTCCGTACTCACAGGACTTGGAGCACTCTCCCAACCCCAATCATTCACATAGGTGTAGACGTAATAGCTCGAAATAAGCTCACCTGTGCCGCCTTGAAGCGTTGTCACCGTTAAAGGTGAACTTGGTGCAGGTAGTCCGAGCGGCCTTGATGCAGTGGGAAAGTTTGATATGGGCGAAGGTGCAGTGCCAAGGCCCATCACGTTATCGGTGACTTTCGGTGCACCATCACCGCTATAGTAAGTGCGCTCGGTGGTATCGCCCGGATCAAAGCCTCGCACCGCGTGTACAACACTTGGCCACGATAGCCAATACTGTGCGTCAGACGCTACATCGCGTCCCATGCGATACATGCTGCTGCGCCCGGCTGGCACGGTTGCTATGGTTTGTGGTGCGTTCCAACTTCTTAGATCACCCCTGCCTGGCCGCTGATTGCGACTGACGGTTGCTTGGTGCTCGGCAAGTAAGCTTGGGTGCAGCGCGCGGTTTTCACCCGAAAAGCCTGCGATACGGATCAGTGCCATCGGTGTTAGACCCAAGCTGAAGAGCGACATGGCCTTAGCCCAGACCCCATGAGCAGTGCCGTATAGGACCAACCGTGAAACATGCCATAGCGTCGACCGGTGAGTGCACGAAAACGCTCCTCCTCGGTGAGCGCTTGTGGATCGTTGTGAAACGCTTTGATCATCGCCTCCAGGGCTTTAGACCTTGGCGAGTTGGCATAGTCTTTCCAAAATGCCGTATCGCTGCGGGCCGTCAATTGATAGTGCGCTTGAACAAAATCCAGCACATCGTCGTGCTGCTCTCGCATTTCTGTATTAAAGCGCTCGCGCAGTAATGCCAACGGTACGTGGTGTGCACCGAGGTATTGCGCAAGCAGCATTGCAGCATAATGACCCAAGGCAATGGCCGTGCTTTCAATCGGTTCGCAGAAAAAACCGCTTAATCCGATGGCGACAACATTCTGATGCCACAGGTGGGGTCGGAAACCCGTCTTAAACCGCACAAGGCGCGGCTCAATAACTTGCGCCTCATAACCCCAGCGACTGACCAGATGAGCGATTAGCTCAGTCTTGGCCTCGTTGAGATCGATATAGCGGCTTGCGTGAATATAGCCCGTACCGATGCGGCTACCAAGCGGGATGTGAAACACCCAGCCCGCACTTAAACCATGGCAATGGGTCAGATTCAGTTGTTGCCTTGCTTGATCGATATAGGGCAACTGAACCACCCAGGCCTGATCCACAAGGAGCCTGTCTGCCACCGAAACCCAAGGCGAACGCACAGCGCTTGCAAGGATGGCGGCAAAGCCTGTGCAATCGATATAAAGATCGGCGCAAAGCGTATGACCGCCATCGATAAGGATGCTTGAAACCGCACCATGATCATCGCAGCGTACCTGTGCAATCGTTGCATCAAGCACTTGAACGTTTTCGCGTGCAAGCACTTCTTGTTTCAGCAACGCTGCGTACTTCAAGGCATCAATGTGAAAGGCTCCTCCTCCACCATGCGCCGCAACGCGATAGCGTTCAAACCAAGTGCTTCGCTCGATAAAGCCCGCCGCTAACTTGGCTCCTGCCCAGGTCTGCTCAGTTGCAAAGGCCCACTGATCGGGAGCACTTGCAAGCCGACCATCGCTCAAGGCCCGGCCCAACTGCACCCGATCGATATCGGCTGCGTCTAAGAAGGGGTGTAGCCAGCGTTGGCCTTGTTGATAAAAGTCTTCAAAGGCAATACCAAGCTTCACGGTGGCATCGACCGCTTGAGCCCAACGCTGGGTTTGCAAGACGGGAAGTGCCATGGCCTTATGGGCCAAATGCAGATGGGGCAGCGTACTTTCACCGACTCCAATGGTTGGGATCGTGCTTGGGTCCAGTACCGTGACATGCAGTGCGGGGTTGGCTGAAAGGATCGCAGCGGTCGACCAGCCAGCCGTACCGCCACCGGCGATAAGGATGTGACGCATCACGACCAGTCGATAGCTTCGCGCGCTCTTGCGCGGGCTTGCGTGATGTCCTCGGGCACGGGTTTACCTGTTTCGAGTTGCCGAATCACATACCAATCGGTGCTCGCGAGGTAATCGATGAGGCGTCTGCTTTCGGCATATCGCCGGCTCCTTGTTTCATCAACCGTAAGGCCTTCGAGAAATCCGCTCACTTCAGCTACTTCCTCTGGGGTCATCTCCCGGCTTACCCCATCGCGCATGTAGCTACGAACGTTCATCGAAAACTGCAGCGCATCGTAGGCGAAGGAAAAGATCGGTCGGGTCGGTCCCGATATATGTCTACCCCCTCGCATGATGGATACATTCGCGCGTGGGTCCATCGGAATAATCATCATGGGGGCATCGTTGGGCTGGATGGCTGCTTCATCGGGCATGGGTCATCGCTCCTTGTATTTGATCAATGGTTGCTAGGGCTATTCAGTAGTAATAGGCCCAGTAGGAGGTGTCGATCCATCGGTAGTAGGAGGTGTCAACCCAGTAAGGTCCTGGATCGACGTAGATCGATACTGGGTCGTCGTAGTACCACTGCCAAAGTTCGCCATAGCCATAAAAGCCCGTGACGGTAAGCCAACCCTGATAGCTACTTGGCCACTGAGCGAAGTAAGGGTTCAGAAGCCCCCAGGACCAGTCCACGCCAAACACCTGAGCTGCTGCGCCGCCCCCCGAGGTATCCCACCAACCGGTCTTTCGCCCATAGAGCGTGTCGTAATAGCCCGGTGGGTCATACCAGTAGCCTTGGCTGACGTATTGGTTATAGCCCGATGACACCCACACGCGCTCCCAGAGCCTTGCGCCATTGCTACGGTTTAACCGGTTAAAGGCTGAGCCGTTCCCGACAAGGTAGGTGAGTTGGGCAAAGTTGATTGCAACTGAGGGCATCTGAGGCCCCTACCAGTTGATGGTCAGCGTTGAGCCACTCACTGAAAAGGTGGCACCCACGGGACCTTGCGCACCCTGTGGACCTTGAGGGCCCTGCGGCCCTTGCGCCCCTTGAACGCCTTGGGGTCCTTGATTGCCCTGAGGACCTTGAGCGCCATTGGCGCCATTCGTACCATTGGCACCAGCGACGCCTTGAGGTCCCCGAATTTGTGCCACCACCGCTGCAGGAATCGGTTGCGAACCGTTAAGCCAGGCTGCACCGGCATTGTTCACCGCCGTTACTTGCGCGGTCCCTGCCGAATTGACGTCGCTGACCTTTGCAGTGCCTGCGCTATTTATCGCAGTGAGCTGGGTCGTACCTGCAGCGTTCACCGCATTCACCTTGGCCGTCCCCGCATCATTCACAGCCGCCACTTGAGTGGTGCCTGCAGCATTCACCGATGAAACATTGGCATTACCAATGGATGATTCAGAGGCCTTGGCAAGCAGCAAGAGCTCAGTCGCGGTGGTTGATCCCGAGACACCATTTAAGCGCGCCTGAAGCGTATTGCTATAAGTTGTAAAGTCAACGGGCATCACTCACCTCAAAGTCCAGCAAGCGCAAGCGCTTGGGTGTCAGTCAGTTGGGCTTGAAGTGCTGCAAGGGCTGCGCTGTCAGCAAAGCCTTGTGGGTTTGTAGCGTTATAAGGCGTAAAGCCCAGCGCCTGAGTCACATTCGCACTTGTGAGTTCAGCGCGAATCGTGCTGCTTGATTTATTTTCAACGGCACTCAACCCAAGATTGCTGCGAGCACTTGCGGGATTCGGCAGATCAGCAAGGTTTGACGTTGCAATGAGCTTTTGAGCAAGCTCGCTGTTGAGTCCTGAAAAATTAGCATCAAGCTCGGCATTGGTAAGCGGTGCACCTTTGCCTGCGCGGGTGGTGATACTTGCCATCGCGATGAGCCATTAGACCGCACTCACCGTGATCGTCCAGGTGACGGTCATGGTGTCATCGGTTGCCTTATTCACCACTGCAAAGACCGTTCTGCAAAGCATATCCCCGCCGCTTGCGGCATTAAATAGCCCTGCTTCCGTTACAGCGCCTGTGGCATCACCTGCTTCAAAGCTTGCGACGTACACCACCTTTTCATTATTAGTGCCCGAGATGGTGGTCGAATCAAGCGCTTCGCGCGCACCCAGCATGGCAATCAGATCGGTTTGGGAGGCTGCGGCAGCGGTCGTTCCTGCGCCAAGTGCCATATGGCTGATGGCAGGTTTTGCGGTACCCACCATGCGCGAGATGATGTAGGCAAGACCGGCGTTGACCACAAGATTTTCAATGGTTCGGTCCTCTTTAAGCGACCCATCTGCGCCTCGCACACACAGGTTCACCATGCCCTTGAGTTTTAAGCGTTCGTTGATCATGCTCTTTTCTCCGCCATCACCTTGATCATTCAGAAGTACTGGCGCTTGCCCACGTAATCGGCTGCAAAAAAGGCAGGATCAACTGCGTAACTTTGTTGATCCCAAAAGCCGCTATCGGTCATGACCACTGCATCACTGGACCGCTTGCTTGAGGCCATCTCGCGCCAATCGAACATGGCAACGCCATCCATGCGCAGCACATTGCCATGCTTGGTGAGTTGCTCGAGTGCCAGGCTTCGGTCGGCAAGCGAAGACCCAAGTCCCCTTTGGAGTCGGTCGCTTAATCGCAGCCCATCGGTTCGCAAGCCGCCTGTGGCGCGCATCAACGCATCGTTCACACCGAGGGTGTCAACCGTCAAGCGACGCTCTAAAAATCGTACCGATGCATTAACGATTGAAACACTCTCGAATGCTTGACGGTGCAGTTCACGCCGATACGCCTCGCTCAGTATGGCTTGCTCTGGGGCTTTCTTGGTACTTTCAAGCCCGACGCGATCAGACGCAAAACTTGCATCAGCGACAAGTTTTGATGGGCTTTGCGCTATGTGATCGGCAATCGATGCTCGCTCATAAAACTCACGGATAAATCCAATCGATCGAATCAGCGTATCGACAAGTCCGAATGTTTCGTGAGAGCCCTTTGTCGCAGACTTAAGTGCCCTATCCTGCAAAGCAATCCCGTCTGTCGCTTGCTTTGCAAAGCCTAGCTCGCTGCGATCACGGGCTTGCAAAGCATTTTGCTTCGTTTTACTTGATTCTTTAAGCGCCAGATCGTTAACGAGGCTGCCATCGAGAAGTCTGCGATCAAAGGCAAGCGTCACCTGTTCAAGGCCTTGAAGTACTTCAAGGAGCGGCTTTGTAAACCTTCCTTGACTTTGGTCATCGAGCCGCGCGCCATCGACTCTTTGCTGATCGAGTGCAAGCTTGATCGCAACGCGCAACGTTGCCCAATCCTGAAATAGTCGTGTGAAACCCACGGAGCGCACAAGGCTCTCGTTCACAGCCACAAGGTGCTGAACCTGCTTAAAAAAAGCAACTTCCTGATCGTCCTCAGCAGATGAGGCACCGTCCGTATCGTCCGTGACCGCAAGCCGATCGGCTAAAAGCTTGGTCAGTGCGAAAACCGCTTCAGCATTGATGCGTGGGGCTTCTGCGATGGACTTGCGAAAATCATCGCAAAGTCGATCGATAGCTCGCGCTAAGTCTTTTGAATCTTTTCCCGTGTGTTTGGCTTCGTGGTCGAGCAGTCGTACGACTTCAACAAGTGGCCTTTCAAGCGCAAAATAGGCCCAACTTGCAAGGGATGGGTGTTCGCTCAGTGCTCGCTCAAACGCAAGCCATGCATCGTCAGAAAAGATGGCTTGATCGACTGACTGCTTATCAAAGTTGCGCGTTGGGTGATCAGCCATGACGGCTTGATCGCTCCCATAACGCTCTAAAAGCCAAAGGGCGTGCTCCATCGCCCTGGTCTCGTCAACATCTGGCCTTTGCAGTTTGCGGCTTACATGATCGTCAAAATCGACAGTTTCATCACGAAAAAGCGCCAGGATAAACTGCCCTACTTCTTGGGTGAGCTGCCATAGCGATGCACGCACCTCGACAGCCATCGCAGTACTTTCATAGGCAGCCTTGATCGCTTGCCAGGCTGCATGCAGCTTCACCCCAAGTCCTCGCGAAGCTTAAAGCGCATGAGTTCAAAGACGGTTTGCCGAAATCCTGTGGAAGGATTCACCACTTCAAGCTCAGCTTCATACTCACCCGCTTCCCGATCCCAGTCGCCTGGCCGAAAAATAGCAATGGCTTGCCCCGTCGATGCAAACTCAGGGTTGATGTAAAGCGGCAAGCTAAAGGCAAGCGTCTCTTCACCCACTTGTCTCACATGCATGAAGGCCTGTGCACCGGTGAGATCAATTGGCTCACCCGTACTTGCATCGGTCAAGCTACAACGGATCTGTGGGCCCGTGTCGCCTTGCACGATCTTGATGCGCTCGGCCATAACGAAAGATCGTTAGGTCTGTTGCTGATTAGGGTTACCGGCAGCATTTGGCGCAACGGCAACGGTCGCTTTAATTTCAATACCAAGCGCATTGGCAAAGGCTGCATAGCGCGCCTGTGCGCGTGCTTCATTGCCTGCGTATTGGCTATCTTTGGTATAGGCCCGATAAAGCACATAGTCTTGCAGAGCGTTGCTATAAATATCAGGTACGCTGATATTGCCTGTCACGGCAGCAAAATCAGTGCCTGCAGCAGGCTCTGTGATATCGGTGGGAAGTGCTGAGTACACCAAATCCACTGCGGCGCCTGAGGCGGCAGCAGGCGGGTAGACGTAAAACACTTTGGGGTCGCGCGGATCAAACATAAAGTGCACGATCTCATTCACCCCTGAGAGGTTGTGCCAACCTGGTGATTGCGCATCGAGAATCTCCCGAGCACACATACGAATAGCGCGCTTATTGCCTGCGCTATTACGAACCACATCAATGAGCTTGGCACCATTGGCAGGCAAGCTTTGTTTGGTGCCTGATGCCAAACTCACACTGGCGTTTGTCACCATCGCATCGGGCCTATGCACGATGATCTCGCGCTGACCGTCGTTCAGATAGCGCACAAGCTCTGCCACAGGCCAGCGGATTGAGGTGGTGTCTTGAAGCGTCTCCACCACGCGTCGGATAAGGGCTTGGGCTGCGATGCTCATCTTCTGATCCCTAGGCTGTCACTAGCACCAACCCACAGCAGCCCGCGGCATTTGGCCAAGCGGTCCTTGAAAGCTTTGGGTTTGTTCACGTCCAATAGCTTCCTCAAAGGCTTGAAGTGCTTCTTTGGCAGCTTGTGCGTTATAAAAAGGACCTGGTACACGCAATAAGCGATGTAAGGCACCTGCCACGATCGGTTCACGGTAGAACGTGGCGTGAAGATCAGGCAGGCCTTTGGCATCTTGTGAAACCGTAATGACCACTTGAATCTCAAGCTTTGTCTTTGCGGGTTGGGCCAGCAACACGCTCACGGTGCTGCGATCGGTACTGATCAGTGCGCGTTCACGCATCGTTTGGCTTTGCGTCTCAGGGTTCTTGCCCAAAAGACGAAAGGCAGCAACTGGTAACTCATGACCGTTTAGTGTTGCCTTTTGGATCGTGACGATATCGGTGTCTTCAGGTGGTTCAAGCTCGTAGGTCTGAAGACTTCCTGCCATCGTGATCGGTTCAAGCCAAACCGTCCATGCTTTGGTTCTGCGAAAAAAGTCTGTAGCCGAGCGGCATAGCGCCTGGTCTAAGAGCGGATTGGGGCAACCCGGCACGTGGTGCGCCACATCGCTGTGAAAATCAGACCAGATCGCCACTTGGGTGATCCTCTGACGCTAAGGCTAGCGAAGGCTTAGTTGCTTTGACCCGTAACTTGCGATCGGGCTCTGCACCCGCATCAAGTACCCGATAAGCACCGGTCTTAAGAAGCGTCTGAATCAGTGCCGAATCTGCAATCTCGCAGACTAAAGCGCCTGCACCATCAGCTTGAAAGACAAACGCTTCGCCGGCACTTGAGCGAACGCGTACCGTGCCGTCACGGCGCGCTTCGATGGTGGTCATCAGACGCATGGCTTGGGCTAAGCCGCAGATCGGTAACTAGGCTGCTTTATAAAAAAGCGTCATACCGATCTGACCGGCTTGCTTGGTTGCTGCAGCAGCCGTGACCTTAAGCCCCAATAGCCGATCACTTGGGGTGGGGGTAAGTCGCATCATCGCTGCCGATGCCATCGCTTGGGCACCTGCCACTTGCCCGACGGTGACACCGCTTGCAAAGCTCACCTGCAAATCAGTCTGAGTTGCATTAAGTAGCCCGATTGACATCGTAAGTGTCGGCGTGGCATGAGCATCAAGATCATCGGCATCGATGGTCAGCCCCACAGGTATGCAACCGGCTGGCAAGATACCCACGGCACCCACATCATTGAGATCAAGATCACTTGGGGTGAGGTCAATGGCATAACGCACCGCCACCACTTCAGCACCTGCGGGAAAGACCGTGGGCTTATAGCCAAGCAGATAATCGTTGGTGTGTTGAAAACTCATGGTTATCGCGTCCTTTATTCCCGGTTATCGGTTCTCGGTTATCGATTCGCTGCTGCGGTATCGAGTGAGAAAAGCCCAAAGTCCTGTGCCCCTACCCCATCGTGGGTGAAGGTGACTTTTTTGATCCCAAAAATAGAACTTGTGGTGATCACAACCTTATCGCCGATATCGCGCGTTTCCTCATGCCAATCAAAGCGCATGTTGGTGCCAGGCGAGCCAAAGGCAACGACCGCTGCTTGTGAACCCATAAAGAGTGCGCGCGCCGCTTCAACGTTGCCTGCAGCACCGGCATTAGCAAACCGGATCACATTGCGGTGGCTGTGCAAAATCACACCGCGATACATCCCCAAGGAGCCCTTAAAGAGTGGATTGTTTTTCCCCTCGGCTGCAGCAGCAGCCTTTTGGATATCAAGCCACTGACCGGTTTGCACATTGGCTCTTAGGTCATCTTCTTGAAAGGTATGCATCACGCACACAAAGGTCTCATGGCCATCGATCTTGCAAGGCTGCAAGACTGGGATATTGGTTGCACCCCCGCCTTGGCTATCGGCTTTGGTCTTTGCCCGATCAATAAGTCTCAGATCAAAGGTGTCAGCACTATCAAGATTGGCAAAGCTTGTGGCATCACCCCCATAAAGTGCATGCTGAGCATCAGGAGAAACAAGGCCATTGTTTGCCCGCCCCGTGTAGCCCAAAGGCAAAAGAAAGTTGGGGTTCACGCCCCGCGCACCAGAAAGATAAATGAAGAGCAACTCATCCATCAGCCTTGCCCACCAGCTTGATTGCTGGCGCTTGGCTTTTTCACGCAAATCGTGAAGCGTGCGCTTGCGCGTCATACGCCCACCGGTATTGACTCCGCAGCGTGCCTGATCGATGTAAATCGTATCGGTATAAAACTTTTGCCCTTCTTCTTTACCCTCAAGAATGTCTTCACCTTCAACGGGTGCCATCTTGAGTTCGGCAAGTAAGTCGTAGCTGATTTGCTCACCGGCATCCGATTCAAGATCGGTGAGAATCTGAATCGGTACTTCGGACTCAGCACCGCGCGCCATAAAGCGTTGGTTAAAGTAACTCTTATGCGATGTGTCGTAGGCCAGCATCCCTGACCACTTCTTTATCGCTTTGGCGTCATTAACGCCAATGATCGTTCGCGCCATGCTTACTCCCCGTATAAGGCGGCTGATCAATGCTTCATGAGCACCTCTTGCGCTTCATGAATCTCTGACTCTGGGAAGTAAGCCTGCCATGCTTGGCGGGGCTGTAAACGGTAGGGCAAAGCTAAACAAAACCCGGCTAAGTTCCGCCGACTTTTAGCGCCGTTAACTACCCCATGGATGATTTCACTGATGCTTTGATGGTTGCACTACACGCGGGTGCTGACGATCCCGAACGCAGCACCATGGGCTCGCGCATGAAATCGCTCGTGGGTGAACTCACTGACAAAGCCGCATCGAAGACAAAAAAGGCCACCGCTGCAAAAGAGCTTGCCAAGCTGCGTGAAGCCTATCGACAGCGCTTACTGAAAACCTAGTCTGGTCATGAGGGCTGCTGCCCGTCCGGTCGCGTGAGGGGTTTGACCGCGATCACTAAGCGATCAAGAGCGGGCACCTTTGGATGGTAGCTAGCTGCTTGCGAAGCGCCGCCTTAGCCACGGCTGTGTCATAGGCGACCTGCCCCCGCAACCACCAACCGTCGCTCAGTCCAAAGTAGCGACAAAGCCGAAGGTCCGTGTCGGCTGTGATTGCGCGCTTACCAGAAACAATCTCGCCGATCCGCTGGGCTGGCACGCCGATATCCTTTGCGAGGCGGTACTTCGTAAGACCCAGCGGCTTGAGAAACTCTTCTTCAAGCATTTCGCCGGGCGATACAGGTAGAACAGTACGCATAACTTCTCTTCCTTCAGTGATAGTCGACGATCTCTACGTTCGCAGCCCCATCCGATGTCCAGACGAAACAAACACGCCATTGCCCATTGATACGGATGCTGTGCTGACCCTTGCGATCATCTTTGAGCGCTTCAAGTCCATTGCCAGGCGGTACCTTCAGATCCTCAAGGACGGTGGACCAGTCCAGCTGCGCCAGCTTGCGAAGGGCAGAACGCTCAATGTTTACCCATCGTCTGACGCGTTTACCCTCAAAGAGTGCCTGGGTGTCTTTGCACTTGAAGCTTTTGATAGTCACGGTAAGCGATAATAACGCCGTGCGTTTATAGTGTCAACGAAGCTGATCGCCACGGGCATGCCCAGTACGACTTACCCTTTGAGCGAAGCTGCCCGCATAATGTTCACAGGGGTTGCGCCACCGGCCTTGATGCAAAGTCACCCCTTTAATCCGCTCTTTATGATCCATGTCATGGCAGCCATTGAACCAAGTGCCTGACTAACAAAAAACCGATTCGCCCACGCCTAATTCGATGAGTTAGCTGGGCGTTCTAAGAAATCCCTCATCACGCCGCCCGCAAAAAACGCTCCCGCTCAGTCGAACTCATACGAGCGATCGCCTGCTCATAGGCCAAACCCTCGAGGGCCAACACGTCAGCAAATTCGCCATCGACATCGCCTGGCCCATCCCCGCCCGGAATCATTGCCAGGGTCTTGGGGGCGATATCTAAGGGTGGCTTACGATCAGGCGGCTTACGATCGGCAGGCTTAACGGGCGGCTTGGCTGCGGAATCGCTATCCGTCGTTTGATCGGCTGGTGTCTTGGTAGCAATGCCATGCAAAGCCAACACCCGCTTGTGAGCCTCGGTTAAAAACCATGCCATCGACTGATGGGCATATTCGCTGCGCGCAGCAAGACTGCGCACAAACCCGTCCAAATCAGATGCCTTCTCGGCGTCTTTTCGATAATCAATGCCGCCTGCGGCACCATCGAGTTTTGCTGTGTCTGACATGAATTCATTGACGGCGTGCACCCAGAGTTGCTCAGCCGTCTGGGCATTCATCTCTTGGCTGATTTCAGCCTTGGTTTTGGCAATTGTCAATTGCTCGCGCTGAACGAGAAGTTCACTGCGCGCTTGCTCAAACTCATCGAACTCGATCTCGCCTGCTTTAAATTGCTGCTTGAGGCTTAGTTCCTTGTCTGCCAGCGCTTTGACTTGCGCATCAAAATCATCAGGCAACTTAGCGTCGTAGCGCGGAACAGGCTGGGGTCTCACATCGACTGAAGTAAGCGTCTGAACCGTCCTGGCGGCCAATGATTCTGAAGTTATATCGTTCTTTGTTTCAGTCGCATCAGTAGCGATCACCTCGTCGCTGCTCTTAGTCTCTACATCGTTGGGCTCAGTTGTTGGAGCAGCGCTTTTTGATGGGGTGTGCAAATCTTCCGATGCTTTGGTTGGTTCATCGGCTAAACCCGATGTATCGTCACTTAGGGTCGCCTCAGCATCATCGGTCGCTTGCATGGCAGCGCGTTCTTCTTGGGTGAGTGTTGCCATCAGGCCTTCATCGAGCGTACTCATGCGCGCATCCTCAGGGGTTGATTCATACCCGGCAAGGTGCCATGCTTGGTCTGCATGTACCCTCGCTTGTTGCGCGAGCAAGCGAGCGTTCCCCGAGAACTTCCCGATCTGCAGCCATGACCATGCCGATAAATATCGATCAGTTGAGCATTGAAGAGCTCGTGGCGCTTAATCACCGTGTGATTGCGCGCATCAAATTGCTTGAACAACGCGGCACGATGAATTCCATGGTGAAGTTCAATGTGGGAAGCCGCGTAAGCTTTGATCCCGATGGCAGCATACGCACCGGCACGCTCATTAAGTTCAACCCCAAGACGGTTGTGGTACTCACCGACGATGGCCAGCGATGGAAAGTCTCACCGCACTTCTTGCGCCATCTTGTTGAAAACCAAACGACAACCAACGTAACGCCCATGCGCCGAGTCGATCGAGATCGGAGTGACTAAGGAATTAAGCCATGCGCCATACGATGAAAGATCCTAGTGTTCGGTTGAATGCTCCAGCTTTCAAGGCGCTTTGAGCAAGTGCGATGTCAAAGATTGCGCACTACGTGATTCTTGCTTGCCCGCATTGCGGCAAGCGTCATATTCGTGCCGAGTTTGCCTCTGTCAGTGACCCCGCCTTCATGTATGCCCTTGATCCCCCTCACATCCATCGTGTGTGCCGAGGATGTGGCACGTCTGTGAAATTGGGTGACTTTCACCGCGTTGAGAAAGTTTCTGTGAACGAGCGATTTGAGCGCTATCCACCGATGGAACAAGATTTACCGTCCTTCTTACGAAGTGAGGTGTTTATCTACGATGATGATTCATCGCTACCAGAATTGTTCTAAAAAGCAAGATCGTCTTAGCGTATCGGGTCCGCAAGCCCATTGAGCCTCACTGCCAACTCATCACCTCGTTGCTGACCCTCTGCAACCAGGCTTGCGCCTTCTGCGAGTAGTGCTGCCAGGCGGTCACGCTCTGCTCGGATGCCATCACAGCGGGTAGCGGTATTTCCGGGATCGGTTCGCACGGGATCTGCGCTAAGGGTTGCGAGCTTGTTGCGCAGCCGTTCAAGATCATTGCGAGAAGCATCGGCGCGCTCACGCGCAAGTGCCAAGGCACGTTGGGTTTCATGATCCATCCTTCGGTGTTTATCAATTTGTGATTGAACAAGTTTTGCACTCAGCGCCCGCGCTTGCTCTTTGGCCTGCAACTCACGGACTTGGGCTTCTCGGCTCGCTTCATCAAAGCCAGCTTGGTATACCCGTTGCGTACCCAAGCCGATGGCGAGCAGCGTGACAAGCACTGCACCCACCTTCACAGCAAGACCTAAATCAATCACGCGTGCCCCTCACACCGTGCTCGCTGGCTTGCACGTCTTCTCACAAGCCCCGAGCATCGGTTCTCGGCAAGCCTGCAATCCTTGCCCTGAAAGTAGGTCCAGCGATCAAATTGAGCGCAAGCACGCTCATACTCCGAGGCGTTAAGAAGCTTCACCATCGTGGAATCACAAAAGGCTTTTGCGCCCACGTTATAGGCATGCTCAAGATAAGCGTCGTACTCATGTTGGTGCAATGGCACCTTTACACAGCTCTTGAGTGCCCCTTCAAAGCCTTCGATATCAGCAAGTGCCCTTGAGAGCGCCTGGGGCGGTGTTGTCTTTTCACCCCATCGAACCGCACTGCCATCAGGCTTGGTCGTCGACCCAAAGCCGATCGTGGGTCGATCACCCGGCATCGGAATCACCGCCTGATCGCTATAGCCTTCATGTAACGCAATCGATACAAGACCTGCAGCAGATAGGCTCAATGCTGCAACCGCCACTCGGGGTTTGATCACGACAGACTGTCCTTGTCATCTTGCGCGCATTCTTGCGTATGTATCTTCCACCAGCGGTAGAGCAAAAAGCCAATCTGAAGCACCAGGTATAAGAGCGTTGCCCATAGAATCAGATCATTTAAGGGAACGCCGGCAATCGTGGCACCAGCAACCGTCACGGGTGGTGCAGCGCGCAGCGCTTCAGCGGTTAGTTCTGAGCGTTGCGTCATTCGGAAGTCCCCGCTTTCTTGGATTTATCTTTTTTTTCATCTCGATCTTCTTTTTGATCTGCTTTGTTGTCCTTCAATTGCTTGGCAAGCTCATCAAGCTCAGCTTTAAGCTTTTCAATCGCTTGATCGGATACCGCCTGAATCTGCGCCACGCGCTCTTTCGCATCAGCATCGATGCGCGCCACTTCAAGCTTGGTATGAGCATCTTCTCGAATCTGTAGCGTTCGATTGGCAAGCTCCATTTGTGCTTTGCGTAAGGCCTCAGAGACCCGATCGATCTCGTTTGAGCTTTCTTCGCGAATCTTTCCAATGGTTTCTAAAAGTGCTTGCTCACGCGATGCAGCATCGCGCTGATCAGCATCACTTTGCTCGGTACCCATCGCTGCCCCCATCGCTGCAACTTCGGCTTCGAGCTTGGCCGCTTTGGCGTGGGTTTCGCGCACCTTGGCGCGTTGCTCCTCTAAGGCTGAAAGCGCCATCTGCCTTTGCAACTCAAGCGCTTGAGCCTGTTGCGCGGCTTGCTCTTGGGCTTGTGCTTCTTCCTGAGCACTTGGTGGCTTGCTGGGATCACGCTCACCCGTCAGTTTTCGAAACTGATTGGCAATGTCGTCTTTATTGGGGAGATCAGAGAAGTCCATCGCAATCGTCATCACCCGAAGCCCAATCTCAGGGGGTAAGCGCGCGGCAAGCTGATTTAAGTTTTCAAACATCACCTGGCGCAAGGTGCCCGCGTAGTCTTGTTCACTCACCACAAAATCTGCCATCGAGGCGGTGATGTCATTGATAAAGCGCACCGTCCCATCGGGCTGCACTTGAGGGCTATTGACTTTGACCCATTCAAGCGCGTTTTTGGCACCCGTGAGCCTTATGACTTTTTCTTCGGTGTACCACTGCTCAATGAGGCTGAGTTGCTTTTCACCTTGCACTTGGGTGGCAAGGCGCAAATTATCAAAGGGCTCAGTTGTCACCACACTGCCTTGGAGTTGCCTTGCCTTAATCGCTTCACCCGAGACCGCATTGGTTTGTCTGCCCATATTCTCTTGGGCCACACCAGCCGATTTTTGAATCGAAGTGGCAGCAAGCTGCATCATCTCGACTTGGCCGTTGGCAGCTTCCGTATCACGTCTGATTTCAAGTTCTCGGCCAGGCTTTTTAATAATCACCCCATCGGGCCGGCCCACTTCATCGCGCATCACATCCCAATCATCGACTGCCCCCTCATCAGCAATCACTTGATTGGTGTTCAGCATAAAAAGCGCCTTTGAGGCACGCTTATTTAAGTCTTGCTGCACATCGCGCACCCGGCGAATCACGCCATAAGGCAATCGATCACGACTTTTGCGATAGCACCAGATCGGCGTTAAGGTAAAGCGGTTGTGCCGATAAGGGCTTACCTGGTGAGCCAAGAGCTTTGAAGGTGTGAATACAGCCAAGTGGACCCGCATCATGACTCGTTCTATGATTGAGGCGCTGGCCAGATCGAGTGTGTGTTGCAGGACGGTGTCCCGAGGATGCAGTATTGAGCCTTTCCACGGGCCGTCACTCACCACCTTGACCCTGGCGGGCGCTCGGTACTGGGCTTCAATAAGCTTCACGCGGCGCCTTTTGGCATCCGCCAACTCCCCCACCCCTGCGGCATAGAGCGTGCCTGATCGAAGATGGGCAAGATCTTTCGGGGTTTGCCAGTTTTCTTCTTCCCAGCCATCGGCATCTGAGTGCGCAGCCTCTTCAATGGCTTGCGCAATCACCTCCACCCGGTCTGGAAACATCAGGCGCGCTACATCCTCATCAACCCAGCGCCAACGAAATAAATACCTTGCATCGGAAAGATCAAGCTCATCACTTGAAGAATCCCAAAGCACATGGCGCCAGTCTTCATAGCGCGAATAAAGCGCATCTTGGGTGGGATCATCACGCGCCCCATCATCCATCCAGCCAACGCCTGCCTTAATCGCATCGGCAAAGGCGCGGGAGCGCAAAAAGCCCACCCGATTGATGTCAGAGACGTACTTTAAAAGCTTCGTTTTAACGTCAGCCGCTTGAACGTCATCTTCTGTGCGCGGCAACACTTTCCAATCAACCCGCGAGCGTCGCTCCGTACCAATGAGCCAATCGACCATGGGCGCCACTTCGTTATAAACCAAGGGCATTTGGCCGCGGTCACGCAAAATCGCTGCATCTTGCGCATCCCACTGCAAGTTATCGTAAAAATCACAATCCATCGCCATCTCAAGCCGATTGGCCGCCTGGCGCTCTCTTTCAAAGTAGTACCACTGCAAGAGCTGCCGCAAGATGGCACGCGAGCCATCCGTTTCTAGGGGGTGATGCGCTCTGGCCTGGCGATGGCGCGCTAAGTCCTCAGCGCTTTGTGTGAGCGCCCGAAAGTAGGCATCGCCCGATGCGCGACCTCGCCTTGCATGAACACCAAACTCAGCCATCGCTTGCGCCTTGTTGCTCATAGCTTGCGCCTTGTCGCTGCTGGCGAATCTCGGTCTGGGCAATAAGTTCGCCATCCACACGAAGCTGCACCTCACCAAGACTTGGACCGACTTCAGGCACTGGCGCTGAAGGCATACGAATGAGATCGGCTAGACCCTCATGAATGATGCTTGCAATGCGCACCCAGTTGCGCTTCGAGGGTTCAAGCCCTAAGACCTCGCAGGCCTTCACACACTGGGCTGCTAGAACGCTCGGATCGTCATAGCGGAACGCTGCCGACTCGCACACAACAAACCAGGCTGCGGCTTTTCGATGCGCAGGCAAAAGCACAAGCGCTCGCTCATCATTCACCCAGGTGTAGATTGCTAAAAGATCGCCATGTCGGCGAGCCTTGTGAGCTTTGCGAAGATCGAGGGATACGGGCATAGCGCTGGGCAGTCTTTACAGGTTGACTGCGAAAGTGCCATGCTTGCTGCTACGGACTACAGGTCAACTTTTATCAACGAATTCAGCTAACGTGTGGTGATCGATGAACAAAGCCGAGCTCAAGCCTTTAGCCAAGCCTTTGATTCCAACGGCGCTCGCTCCGAGCGGCGACGTCTGTACTAAGAAGCTAAGATCGTTGCTTGTCCAGCGTAGGATAAAGAGGCGGCTCACTCAAGGTAAACTTGCTATGAGACTCGGTAAGGTGCAGTCTTACGTTGCAAAGATCGAAATCGGCGACCGCTCACTGAACATTGCCGATCTGATTCAGATCAGTCGCGCACTCAATGCAAGCCCAGTGCGACTGCTAAAGGAAGCGATTGATAAGAGTTACACACTCTAAAACCTTCACACCATTTGGATTCGATCGATTCGTGCTAAAAAGTGAATAGCCATCTAATAATAAGTACTACGATTCATGCAGATCAGAGCCATTACTAACGGTCAGGAAGCAAGGGACAAATGCAGCATTCCCGCAATCGCAATCGACATCGGATTTTCGAATAAAAGGGCGACTTGTGGAGCGGCGATCGATGAGGGTTCATGGAACCTCACCTTTATTCAAGCGGTACGAAAGGTACAAGATTTCGCGCAGCATCAGTCTGAATTTGTTCTGATCCTGGAGGCCCCCCTTTCTGCTTGCTTTGACCACGTAGGAAACCCTTGCGCCAGGGGCGATTTCGAACGAACGAAACCTGCTCGATGGTGGAGCCTTGGAGCAGGAGCAGTAACTTCTCTTGCAGCGATGCATTTTTTGCGGACTTTGAATGAAGAGCTTCGAAATGACGACCGAATCAACATTCACTTAATCGAGGGGTTTGTCGTTGGCTCGAATTCGACTGACCATAAGACGGTCGCTGCAAAACTTCTTGAAGCATTTAGAAACCATGACCAAGGCCACCAATGGATCACAATGGGTCACGAAACGAAAATGGAAAAATTGAAATACTTGTCGATATTAGGATGGTTCGGCGAAAGAAGTAGCGATTGCGCTGTCGTGCTAAAGCCCCGCTTTGAGCAAGACGCGTAGCGTGAGTCACGCATGCACGAAATTCTTGAACGAACGCTTGAAAGCTTTCAACAGCTTGCGCTTGGAAGTCCAGAATGGACTGTTAAAGCTGAGGGCGATGCGATTTCCGTAGACTTTTCATCAACGTCAAAACCAGACTTTAGAATGAAAGCTCAGCTGATTCATGTTGCTGATCCCTTCGATGCCAATGCTGGCTCCTTCCTGATGTACATATGGACAAAAGATCATCATGGTGCCTCTGGTGTCTACTACCACTGTGATAGGTCTCGGCGTGCTGCCGAATCAGCATTAAGAACGTACTTTGCAAAGAACTTAATCAATGTCGTTTCCAAGTTCACTTCCCAGCTTGAGGATGCCGAAACGCCTATCGTCGCTGGATTTACCCATCGCTTGTTTTGGAATTCAAAACAGGTTTTGTCAACGAAGCCTAGGTACGATCCCTGGACTTAAACCATTTGCGCATGTAGCTTGCCTATCGTGGCGCGATAGAGACCCTAAGCTTCCCAATAAGCACTTAGACCGCCATCGCACGACCCCGGCGTCGAAGCCCCTGCTTTGCATTACATCGAAAACTGTTTTCAGCCACAAGACACATAAGCCCAAAGGCGTCTGCACGGCTTTGCTAAACGTGAGAAGAACCTGGCCCCAGACTTCGAACATCGTCCATTTTTTCGTGTTGCCAGCCAAGCGCGCCAAGGCCCGGTGAGGTCGTTACCTCGTTAAACCATAGCGATCCAAACAATCGCCTTGAATTAGTGCCGCACGAAATCTACAATATCGTGCAGACTCACCAAGGAATCTCATCATGGCCACCACGGCAACCCCTCCTATCGTCAAGGTCGTTGGCACCAACGGCCAGATTTCGCTGGGCAAGCAATACGCGGGCCGCCAGGTACTTGTCGAAGAGTACGAACCTGGCGTCTGGCTGGTTCGCACCGCCACAGTGGTCCCCGACAACGAACGCTGGTTGCATGCGCCTCAGGTAGCGTCCGACCTGCAAGCGGCCATGGCCTGGTCAGGAAACCATGTCGCATCAGATGCCGACACCGAAGACAGGCTCAAGCGCTTCGGTCATGGAGAGCGGTGAAGCTAAAGTCAGGCTCGACCTGAACAACCCGGTGTTTCAGGACAACCTGCTCAAGCTACAAAAGCTCGAGCGCCACGCAGTCCTCGATACGCTAAACAAAATTCGGCAACTAACCTGGAAACAGTTGTACCGCGACCAGGGACTGAAGTGGGAGAAGATCACAAGCGTCAAGCCGCCTGCAGGCATTGATGCGATCTACTCGCTGCGCGTCACGCAAGCTCGCCGAGCCACTGCGCACCGTGACGGGGATTTCATTCGACTGCTCACCATCGCACCTGATCATGACGCCACCTATGGCAGGAAGTAATTTGTCTTCAACCCATGTTTTGAGCCACGATAGCTCAAACAAATATCACAAAATCTCGGTGTAATTCCTGTGTAATCGTGCCAAGAAAATGCCAGAATTTCACAGAATTCTTAAGACTTTACTTTAATTAAGATTCGTCAGATGATCACGTTAAATCAATGACTTAAGATCGGTATTGAATACTTTAGAAGAATCGAGAATCACTAAAATAACGACTGTTAATCCGTAGGTCCCTGGTTCGAGCCCAGGTCGAGGAGCCAAAACCCCTTTAAAAACAACGACTTAAATCGTTGTTTTTATTTGGTTTATTAATTACACGGTTATTACACGAATATTAAGACTGCCGCTGGTTGCTTTTTTCCAAAAGTGACTGTAAAGTGTTGGCATGCGCGTACCAGCCTCACAAACTGTCGTAGTCAAGCCTGAGTTGATTAGGCTGGTGCGCCGTGACGACAGCAAAAAATGGCAAGTGCACTACAAGCTGGAGAATCTCAAAACTTGGTTCCGTCGCAGCACGGATACAGCCAATGTGAAGGAAGCTTCAAAGATAGCTGAGCGCATGTGGATGAAGGCAACATTTGACTTGGAAGAGGGTCGCCCAGTCATCAGCAGAAAGTTCAAGCCAGTGGCTGAAGTTGTCCTGCACCGCTTGGAAGCTGAAATTGCCGCTGGTACTGCCAAGCCCAGCGCCCGTGACTACGTTTCAGCTATTAAGTTGTACTTGATCCCCTTCTACGGCCTGTACAACGTGGATGGTATCAAGCCAGCCGTGATTTCAGAATTCCATGTGTGGCGGCGTGACAAGGTGGGACGCGAGCTCTCTGGCAGTGCCCAGAACAATCACAACGCTGCACTGAACTTGATTTTTGACGAAGCTGTAGAGCGTGGGTACATGACTGCCTACGAACGGCCCCTAACCAAGAACACTGGTGTTGAGAGCGACCGCCGTGCTGAATTCAGCCATGAAGAGCTGGAAGCCATGATGAAGTACGCAGCCAAGTTCATCTTAGATGGCCGCACTGCTCGCACAAAAATCATCCGTGAACTGCTGGCTATCTATGTCCCTTTCATGGCCGCTACAGGCATGCGCCCAGGCACTGAAGCCGAATACTTGGAATGGCGACACATTGATGTGGAAGTACGCGACGGGCAGCCCATCCTGCATTTCCGTCTACAGCGCGGTAAACGCGGTGCACGTAACTTTGTAGCCCACAACAGCTGTTGGCTGCTGCTAGAGCGCCTACGTCAGCTCAGTCCAGACTTAGCGGGCATGACGCTGGAGGAAGTTTTAAAGAAAAAGATCCCCAAGCTGCTGTTCCGGCTTTCGGATGGCTCCGTGCCCGACAACTGGAACAAACCATTCCGTCAGTGGCTTGAGGACTCAGATCTGCTCAACTGCCCTGTAACGGGCAAGGAACGCAGCTTGTACAGCTTGCGCCACTACTACGCTACTCAGCGACTGCTAGAAGGCATCCCCATCCACGACTTGGCTGAGCAGATGGGCACATCCGTTTTGATGATCACCAAGCATTACAGCCACTTGACGCCTTTGATGAAGGCCAAGCAGTTCGCTGGAGTGATAGATCCAAACGTCACCAGTGGAGAAGCTGCACAGATCCGAGCCATCATGAGTGCACAGATGGCCAATAACAATATCATGAACTTGGTGCAGATGAGCACAGGACTGGTCATGCCAATAGTGGCTCAAAATGCAGAACTGACCGATGACTTTGAGCGTCGCCTCAAAGCTCAGCGTAAAAAGTCCACCTGATCCCTTGAACTGAATTACCAACCACAGCCTACCCTCACGACTGAATAATCAAAGTCCAACATGTCTGAACTTTTAACCCAGTACTTCGAACGCTACGCCGAAGAAGCCATCACTAAGATGAAGGCGGCTTTGATTGCGGTAGATTACTACGAACGGATCAGGGTCAGACTTGTGAGAAAAGAAGACTTGAGTGGCGAACTGGCCATCATTGCCAAAGTGGGCCCTGCTGGCACCATGACTGTGGTCAAGGAAGCCATAGCAGACTACAAAGCAAAAATTTCAGGTGCTTGGGAGTTGAACCAGCGCCTGCAGGACATTGGCAAACACAAGGTTAGTTTGATTGTTAATGAACGTGAACATCTGCCCCGAGCAGATGTCCTCTACCAATTTAAAAGCAAGGCCGGCATTGTGAAGATTCACATCACCACTGCTGGCGAGACTTTTAGATTGGAGATCAATGCAGGCAAGAACCCCATGGCCGCGCAAATGGCCTGCATTGAACTCGAGAAGCAACTGACATTTATTGCGCTTACTGGTTAACGCCACCTTGCTGGCGTGGAACGATAGGTTTGTTTTTGTGGTGTGAGAAGTCATATGCCTTGTCTAAAAATTCACACGCCATGTCTATATCGAAGTTTTCGATATCCATAATCTGCACGCTTTTATTCAATGCTAGGTACTCCCCAAAACACTTAGGTCGAGAGTTCTTAGGTAGATCGTCATAGCGTGGAAATACGAACCGCCACTCCAGTCCATTCATATCGTGGTTCAAGTGGAAGCAAGATGCCAGCGTCATAGGTGACAGTCTCATGGATATGTAGATATCAAAAGTTTGACTTTCCTCATCAAGTGACTGCCACATGTCCTCTAGTTGAACAGCTTCAATGATGTGTCTTGTCCTAGCGGCCATGTCCAACTTGTACAGGGATGCTTCAATCGTTTCATCGTAATCAATGAAAGTTGCGATCTCATCCAAGCTCATGTCGAACAAACGTTTGAAAAGTTGTGCTTGTTCCATGTTGCCCACCTTTAAGCCGTTTGGCGCCTGAGCACTTGAAATTTATACATCTCATGCAATGCACGCTGGAATGTGTAGTCGAGATCATTGGCACCCATTTCCTCTAACGCACCATAAACACTGATGTCATCACTTGGTGTGTAGCCTTGAAATCCAGTGCTGTTTTCATAAGCCTCATCCAAATCTGCCAAGGCACGATCAAGAACAGTTTCTGCATGATCTTTGGCTGACTGAAATGAATTGATGGCATCTTGGATATTTGTCACATCCTTGCGCCAGGTATCAAGGGTTTTCTTGGTGACTTCAATGGAGCAAAGAGCATCATCTTTGACCAGTGCCAGTGTTGCAACTTTGGAATCCGCTGCAATAGCCATTAGAAAATCAGATGGGCCGGGGTAGTGCAGCAAGTTTTTGGCTATTTCACACACCGTCTCCTCATCACTGCCACTGGCGCTGATCACGGGGGAGTCCGTGCTTCTTTCAATCACAATGTATTTGGTCATTTATTTGTCTCCTGTTGAATCACTGTTGCAGTAGGTACAAAGATCAGCCAAGACCCAAGCTCATTGAATCGCCATCTCATGTTCAATTTATTGGGCCTTGACTGGTTGAAGGACTGAAATTAGTAAGGCGCTTCCTCGGTGGTGTCCATCTCAATGACTTCGGTCTGCTTGTGTTTCATGGGAATTGCCAACTGAACCTGCATTTCCTTGCGCAAGCTATCGGGCTGAGAGTCATCCAAGGAGATTTGCTTTTTGAGATTACGAACACCGTGCTCCAGCACTGTCAGATCGTTCGGCAGCGTTTTGCCAACGAACTTGACTAAGTTGTCTTCGTAGGCTTTTCCCAGCTCATTGGCTGAAATCATCTTGTACTTGCTGCCGCCAACGTGAAGAGCAACGAACACGCAAAAAGATGACGAATCAGTCTTACCATCTTTATCTTCAGCGTAAACGCAGACATCACCATCAAAATCAAAGTCCAATTTGGATGACTTACCAACCAACTCGTAATACTCACGAATCAGCGACGTTCTTTCCTTGTTGTTCTTATCTCCAGTGCCCTTAGCCAGTGCCGCAGATTCAACGTCCTGAATCTGGCTCACACCACCGCGGCGAGCGATGTACGCGGGCAGATCAGCAGCCACAAGATTTTCTTTTTGCGCCACAGCCAAAACTTTCAAATAACGGCTCGCTGTAACCTTGTCTGAGCGAACCATGTACTTGACCATCGTGTTGATGGCAGGTGTGTTGGACTTGAGCGTGATGCTGTGGTTATCTTTCAAATCCTTGCGGATCTCAGTCAAGATTTTTTCCTTGAAAC